AGGCATTATATAATATATAATTAAAAAAAATTAACCAAATGTACTTTCTCCAGCAAAAGTAATATATAAAAAACCATCATCATCTTTATATTCATCATATACTTCATTAATAGTTTTACTAATAGGAACCATATTCATATCAGCAATAAATAAAAAAATAGATTTTTCTGGAGGTATTTTAATTCTTTTTCTAATAACATACATAAAATCACCAATAGTACAATCATCTGGAACTAAATATTTGCGTTTGTCTAAAGTAGGTATATCTTTGTTATGATGACTACTTCTATCACAAATAATAGGTCTTCTACTAGGATATTTTTTTAACATACGAGAAGATTCTTCAACTCTTTGTTGTTTAGTAAATAAAGATTTATAATTTTTACTTTTAGATAGCATATATAATAATTATTGTTAAAATATATCTAAATATTTTTAAAATGTTTTCTAAATATATTATAATATGAGAAAGAGAAGAAACAAACGAACAAGAAAAAATAGAACAAGAAAAAAAAGAGCAGGTAAATGGGTTGTAAATAGTCGTATTATTACTAAAAGAAAAAGAGAAAGTAAAGAAGAATTTAATAAAAGAAAGAAAAAATGGGATAAAAAACCTGGTAAACCTTTATTTTCTATTGGTTCAATAAATCTTGGTAACTTGTTTTCATTACCTAGAGGACTTTACACAAAGAAAAAATATAAAAAATATAATGAAGAAATGCATAATGCTTTACTAATACCAGAAAGATGGTTTATAAAAGGAAAATCAAGAACAAAAAAATTATTTAGATGGAAAAAGAAGAAGCCAAAAACTTCGATTAAGAATAAGGAGAAAACAAAGAATAAGGAGAAAACGAAGAAGAAGGAGAAAACAAAGAATAAGGAGAAAACGAAGAAGAAGGAGAAAACAAAGAAGAAGGAGAAAACGAAGAGAGAAGAAAGAAATAAGGAGAGACAAGAAAGAAATAAGAAGAGACAAGAAAGAAATAAGAAGAGACAAGAAAGAAATAAGAAGAGAGAAGAAAGAAGTAAGGAGAAGAAGAAAGATCAAGAAAAGGAATTAGAAGATGAAATTGATAAAAAAATACTTAGAGAAATACGAGAATCTCGTGCCAAAAACATTATCAAGGGTGAAATCCAGTACGCGGCGGAGAAAGCGGCAAAGGAAGCTTTATTAAATACGTTATCATAAGCGTAAAAAAAGGTAAGAAAAAACCTATATAATTATTATGATATTACACATAATAATTATATTAATAATTATTTTATTGATAATATATTTATATTACAAAGGTAAATATCAATTTTGGTCTAGACAACCTGTATTTCATACACATAATATATTTTATTGGATGAAAGCACCTTTTATAATACAAAGAACAAAGCCAATAGCAGATAAATATTTTAATCCATTTATATATTTTAATAAAATATCACAATTAAATACTGAAAAAAAGGCACTATTTATAGAATTAATAAAAAAAGATTATTTATCAGAAGATTCAGAAAAATATAGCCCCACAGAAGATAGTATAATGAATTATTTTAAATCACACAATTATGATAGTCATATATCAATGTATTTTGATAAAAAAGAATTAATAGCAACTATTACATCAAGACCCTTGGAATGTTTAATAGATAATAAAAAATTAATAGTTTGTTATTTAGATTATATGTGTGTAGAAAAAAATAGAAGAAAACAAGGAATAGGTCAGGTAATGATGTATACTCATTATGTTAATATTAGATATAAAAGTAAATATGTAGTAGGATTAGCAAAAAGAGAAGGAGTATCAGTATCTTTGGTAGTTCCATTAGTTAGTTATGATACTTATATATTTAATATAGAACAATGGGATAAGAATATAAGATTTGACCAGCCATATATAAACGTAATATCATTAACAGAACAAACAAAAACAGATTTAATATATTTATTTGAAGAAATGAAAAATAAATTTAAATGTATAATGTTGTCAAATATAACAAATATACTACATTTATGTAATAGGGAAGAATTATATATAAAAATGGTTTTAATAAACAAAGAAGTAGTATGTTTTTATGTATTTAGAAATTCACACACTACATATCATAATAAAAAAAGTATAGAATTAATTGCATCATACAATAAAACATCTGAAGAGATATTTACATTAGGAATGTTGATAAGTATAGGAGAGATATACAGAAAAAATAATTTTGAATTATTAACAATAGAAGAAATATCAGATAATGATATTTTATTAAAAATAATAAAAAAACAATGGAAAGAAGAAATAAAAACCATAGGTTCTTATTACTTTTATAATTTAGCGATGAAAACGAAGACGAATAATGAAGTGATAATAATAAATTAGCGTGTATATTTACCAGCTCTAGCGAATGAATCAACAACGAAAATAACAAAAACTCCTAAAAATAAATATAAAACTAATTCTTCTGTTACATTTTGAGATTTTTCATCTTTATTTTCTTCCATCAAATGGATAAGATAGTTTAATTTTCTCATTAATTCATCTTTATTATTAAATACAGGTTGATTATTGTTGGAAGGATTATTATAATAAGGAATATAATTGTCATAATAAGATTTATAGTTATCAGTAACCATATTATCATATCCTTCAGGTGTAACAGATTCATCTTTTTCAATCAACATATCGTTGGCTTTATCAGGATCTTTTTGAGGGTCGTGTTTTTTCATATCATCAGTAGGTCCTTTTGTTAATTTAGGTAATGGCGGAGGCTTAAAATCTGCTAAACCTTCTTCACCTTCTTCTTCATTGTAATCTTTTGGTTGTGTATCTTCATCATAATTTTCTAGATTGTTTAGGAAATTTTCAACTTTACGTTGGTCAACTTTACGTCTTCTCTGCTTAAAAGTCTTATTTTTTCTAATTTTCTTATTATTATTATCAAAATTTATTTCAGAAAATGTTAAATTATGTAATGAAGTCATTCTTATAAAAATAATAGATTATATTTTATTTTGAATAACTTGAAAAATATATATTTATTTATGTATATAGAATGAAATTTCCAATAGCTATTATTTTATTATCTTTGTTGGTTGTATTATTTTACAAAACACCAACCTTTTTATTAAATTTAATAGATAATTCTTTAGGTAAAGTAGCGCTATTAGTATTGATAGTAGTTGTTATGAAGAAAGTAGGAACAACCGAAGGATTATTATTATCTTTAATATTTGTATTGTTATTACATAATTCACGTGAAGGTTTTTCAATTAAATTTGATTCAGGTAGTGGAGTTAGAGAAGGAGCCAAAGGAAATAAAAAAGATAAAGATGATGATGAAGAGGAAGAGGAAGAGGAAGAGGAAGAAGAAGAAGAACAAGAAGAAGATAGTGAAGAAGAAGAAATAGAAAAAGATAAGAAGAAAGAAGGATTATGCACTGATTGTGCAAAAAAGAAATCAAAAAAATATCGTAAAAAAGAGGGATTTGTAAATAGAAAAAGACAAAGATTAGGATTACACGCGTTAGATGATGTTAATTCAGTTGAACCTGGTATAAGCTTTAGAAATGTAAGTGACGTAGACCGTGATTTGAAATTGTCAGCAGAGAAAGCAAAGATGTCGGCAACTATGGAATAAATTAATATTTATATTAAAAAAAATATATATAAATATTAATAGGAATGAGTAAAAAAAAAGTAGTAAAAGAAAAAAAACCAACAGGAATTATGGGAGTTATAGGAAGCTATTTAGGTTCTTTAAACAACAGTAAATTATTCGCTGGTTTAATAATGATTATATTGAATATCGGTTCAAAATATATTAATATAAAATTAACAAAAGCACAAGAAAAATATTTAAGAAATAATGTAGCAAAACAAGTATTAATATTTGCAATAGGTTGGATGGCAACTAAAGATATAATAACAGCTTTAGTTATAACAGCAGTATTCCATGTATTAGCAAATCATTTATTAAACGAACAAAGTTCATTATGTATAATACCACACTCTATGAGACAGTTTATGCACATATTGGATGAAGATGGTGATGGTGAAATAACAGAAGAAGAAATAAATAAAGCAAAAGAACTATTGGAAAAAGCAAAGAAACGAGATATAAAAAGAGAATCATTGAGAAATATGAATAATTTTAAATCGGGATTATTATAAATAGATTATCTCATTTATTTATAATATGAATATGGATACTAAAAATAGGATGGCAATGGCACAAATGATGGGAATTAAAGGAAATATAAGAACAGATAAAACAAATACAAAATTAAGATGCGAAGAAGGAGAAATTGGATATGCTATAAAATGGCATTATAAAACAAATTTTTCAGGTAATGAGAAATTTATATTTAGAGGTAAAGAAATAGGAGATAGATATAAAAAAAATATGGGAGAATCTGCTGATAGAATAGATGTAGATGATAGAGTAATATATAAGGGACAAGAAGCAGTAGTAAAAGAAGTAGTAAGACCTGGTGACGAATTGTCAGGTTTACAATCGGGTATGATGCAAGCAAGTTTTGATACTAGATATAAAATAGAATTTGTAAGAAAAATAAGAGCAGGATTTGGTCAAGAAAAGAATTATATAGTAGTTAAAGATAGAAAATTATTAAAAAAAATACCAAATCACGTGACTTATATTTGTATTAATTGGTGGAGAGAATATTATAATAAATTAGTAAAAGATAGAAGAAGAGAACAAAAAAGGGTAGTAAAAAAAGAAGGAAAAGAAAAAATAAAAGCAGAAGTAAAAAATATATATAATTTGTTGTTTAATCAACAGGAATATACTGCTTTGAAAGAAACATTAGCTTCAAATCAAGTACAATTAATAGATAAACTTATAAAATTAATAAAAGATGAATTAAAAGAAAGAAATAACAACCCAGAAAAGGCAAAAGAAAAATTTATTATTGAATTAACTAATATGCATAAAGATAATAGAAATGCGATAAATGATACTATAAAATTATTGAATATTATAGATGAAAAAGAATATGCTGGTAGATTGGAAAAAAGTGGATCGTCAAAAGCAATTAATATATCAAATGAGGGATCTTTACGATTAATAAAAAAATTAGAAAAACAAAAATTAGTAGAAGAAATGAAAAAAAGCAAAGCAACAAAAAATAAAGATATAGAACAAACAAGGGAGAAAACGTCAGGAAATGATAAAAATAAAGCAAAAGAAAATTTATTAGAATTTGAACGTTCATTTTTAGAGAGAAAGTTAAATAGAGAATTAGCGATATTGTTACCAGAAGATACAAAATTTCTTCCTCAACAAATATTAGGAATTCATGGTGGAAAGAATGTTGAATCAATGGATACAAATAAATTAATACGTCCAGATCCAAAAAATCCATTTTTAATAGGGAGTGTTAATATAGATGGTCAAATTAAACCAAAAGTAAATAAAAAAGCAGAAGCAGACGCGAAAAATATGGAAGCAAATAAATCAGCGGCAGCAGAACAATTGTTAGATCAAATAGGAAATGAATATTATAATATAGACCAAGATATATTTATATTATTAAGAAAACCAACAACAACTATAACAGGTGATATTATTCAAAATGCTGATTATTGGTTAGGGTGTGGTAAACATAAAAGAGAAATCAAAAAAATATTTACAGGAATGGTGAAAGAAGGAAAAGATGCATTAAATAAATCAATGGGAAATATTATGAATGAAATATCAAATAATGATTTAAAAAATTGGGATTCTTGGAGAGATTGGGATATAGAAGATGATATAGATATTAAATTTTCAAGAGGAGACATGGTAATGGTTCAAAAAGAAGATTGGGATAAACCATATAAAGCAAAAATTTTTGCTGTAAATAAATACGATACATATGATGTAGAAATGGACCCAAATGGTAATTATAGAATACCTGGACAACGTATAAATAATGTTGAAGTAGAATATATATTTCCAATATCACAAGGTGGTGGAAGAAAAAAAAGAAAAACAAGGAAAAGAAGGAAAAGTAGACGAAGAAGAAGGAAAAGTAGACGAAGGTAAATATTTTTGGGTGTTTTTACGATAGACACAGCATTACTTTTCTCTCCCTTTTTGAAATCAATCTCTATTTTTTTAGAGAGGAAAAAAGTTGTGTAACAAAAAAATTCTTATTTATAACATATAAATATCATTATGTTATAAATTATTTTTTATAATTAAGTGCTTTGATACAGATAGAATATTCTAATCTGCTAACAATATATCCAACAAAAGGTTGAGAAATAAGTAATAGAATAAATCCAAAACTTAATTTGTCTTTTTTACCACTAAAAAACATATTATAAAATACGTAGGCAATACTAATAATTAAAATAAAGAATTCAATAACGGTAAACCAATAATAAATTTCACAATATTGACCTGGTAAAGGAGAAAAAAATTGATCAAACATTTCAAACATATATAATATAATAATATAATAATAATATATATGAATACAAGATATATGAATATAAGATACTTGGGATATAGCAATGAATTGGGAGAAGCATTTAGACCGATATTGCCATATTTGATAATTCCATCATATATTATAGCAGTGGGATATATGATATATGATAGTTACATTAAAGCGAAAAAAGCAAAAAATAAAGTATCAAAATTTATAGATACAATAATATGGCAATCATTGGCAACAATAATAATACCTAGTTATATAATCCATAAGATAGTTTATTTTACAAAAGATTTAATAAAAGATATAGAAATAATAAATAGATATAAAATATTAAAAGATTATTTACCTAGTATAGTAGGAATATTATCAATATTTTTTATAATGCAACCAATAGATGATTTAGTTGATTATATAATGGATAATACGATAAGAAAATTATGAAATTTTTTCGTGGTCATCTAAAGCTTGGATATGATTATTTTGAATTAATTTTTCTAAATGAGCAATTCTATCATTTAATTTTTTTAATTCATATATTTCAATATCATCAGGAGAAGGAATATCATAATACCAATTATATACTAGTTTGCCACCTCTATAAGTCATACCGCCAAAATTCCATAATAAATCTACGGCTTCATATAGTATAAATCCTAAAACCATTTATATATATATTTAATAAATTTATATATAATTAAATATTTAAGCTAATAACACTTTTATCGGATTTATTTTTTCTTTTAGATTTACCTTTTTTACTACGTCTAGATAAATCAGTATTATTAAGTTCAGTAAGTTCTTGTACACTTACGGTAGAACCTTCTTTTTCTTCTTTGAGATTAATAGTTTTAGTTTTAAGTCCAGATAATATATCAGATATGTCACTAGGTCCTTTCATTTCTCTACGAGTATAATTATTCGAGGATTCCATATTAACAGCATCGTCAAAATCAGCATTTCCTCTACTAAATCCTACATCAGGTCTAGAAGTATATTCTTTTGGAATTTCAGGAACATTTTGCTTACTGTAATCATCAGGACCGGGAGGAGAACCACGAGGAGGCTGAACATTATTCATCATACCACCCATAAAGTTACCAAATCCGGGATTACTTTCACCCATAGTGTTGACAGCAGCTTGTGTAAATTGTTGCATTAATTCAGGATTTTGTTTTAATATATCATCCATACCTGGCATAGCGGATTTAAACATAGTATTAGTCATATGTAACATAAGTCCACTACCACCAAGCATAAATAATAATTTTAATTCAGGTGCAATTTTAGCTTTACCTGAATATTTTTCGTGTAGTTCACCGAAAACTTCATCATATTCATCAATATTTTCATTAACTTGTTCAGCCCAACCATCTAATTTTAAATCAAAAGGGTCAAATCTATTATTTAAAAATTCCAAACCACTAATACAAGCCATTAACATTTTACCTTGAAATTTTATACTAGCTTTTTTTTCTCTATCATTTTTTATCATTTCAAATTCACCTTTCATTTCTTGAAGATTTGATTCCATAGAATATTTTTTACTTAATTTGATACCTTTTTTTTCTAAATCTTCTAATTTACGTAATAGTTTGAATTTTTCACGTAGTAATTGTTCAGCAGTCATTTTAACAGGTTCAGGGGGTTTTGTTGGATTAACAGGTATATTATTAAATTTTTTGAATCCATCTTTAGTTTCAGTAGTAGCTTTACTTTGAGAAGCATTTTTTAAAATACTAGGTCCTGGAGATTTTGGTTCATCTAGTTTAGATAAAGGAATATCAGTATTATTATTATTAGAAGAAGGGGCAGATTCAGTTCCAGAAAATAAAAAAGATGTTTTTAAATCTTTATTAGAAGGTGATTTTGGTTTTTTTTCACTGATATCGAGTGAAACAACATCTAATTCATTTAAATCATTTAAATCGATATCACTTACAGGAGTATTTTCTTTTTTTTGTCTATTAGGATTCATAAGCATTTCAGCTCCTGGACCAAAATTAACAGACTTATTAGTGGTATCGCTATCTAGTCCAGAAATTTTAATTACATCATTAGTATCATTGGTAATATTAATGGTTGGTTCAATTTCGTTAATTTGTACGGAAATATTATTATCCATTACTTATGAATTAAATAGAACTTTTAATTTTAAGTAATCAGCGCAATTAATTAATTATTTTTTAAATTTTTATTAAAATACCATAAAACTTGGAGAAAACAATCAGCCAAATCATCTTTTTTTTTATGATTATTAAATATATCAATCCAATTTGCTAAAAGATTATTATTATTAATAATATTAGATGTAATTTTAACACTTTCTTTTTTTCTTTCGCTATAAGTTGTTTTTTTATTAACTAAAAAATCTTTTAATTTATTGTTAGAATTAATACAAATAATATTATTAATATTATTTTCAATAAAATGTTGTATAATCATACCTTGTAATGATTTCATTCTTAAAGCTAAAGGTCCAATTTGATTTTCAATAAGAATAAGATCAATAATATTATAATCAAAATTTTTCTTAAATAATTCTTTCATATTAATACCATAATCAATTAAATTTAAATCTTTTGTTAAAACATTGGATACAGTATTAAAATAATTATTAGAAATATCTAACATAATTTGATTATAGCAATCTTGTTTTTTGGATAATTTATTAAATGATATATCGTGTTCAGTAGCAAATGATTTTAATTTTTTAAGAGATAATTTATTAAGTGAATAAGTTTTAAAGTTGGGAATTTTATAATTTTTATTTTTTGCGTGAATTTTACAGTAATAGTTGTTGCATTTAAAATATTTGGCAGATTTATTGCAAAATTTATTATTTTTATTAACACCTTTACAAATATATTTTTTTTCATTACATAAATTTATAATATCCCATTTTAAAATTTTGTAATCATTTTCAATAGTTTGAAATAAACAATATGCTAAATTTTTCATACCAACATCAATAGATAATATTATCATAATAACTATAGTGTAATAATATTTAAATTCTATAATAATTTATTATATAATGAATAAATTATTGTATTATAATTCATTAACTTTTTTCATATATCTTCTAACAGATGAACTATCTTGTTGACTAGCTTTTCTGATTAGTAATTGTTCTTGAGTTAAAATAGGTCCTCTCATATTATGATCTAATCTTTTTCTAGATAAGTATAAATTTTTTAGGTCACTAGATTCATAACCATATGGCATAGTAGAATCGTTACAGTCAATAAATAAATGTTTATTATGTTGACTATTGTTTGGATTTTGACAAGGGTCTGATGAACAACTATTGGCACTAATAGTATTAGCACTCATAATAGTTTCAGCATTATTAATCAAAAATTGTCTATAATCATAATTGTTATTAATATTAAACATTTTTTTTGTATCATTATTAATAGAACAATTAGAACTCCAATTAGTGAATTGTCTAGTATCACTCATTAATGCGGGTGATTTATTATGTATATTATTTGATCCAGAATAACAAGTTCTCCAGCTCATTATAATAATATCAGATATAATTTTTATTCACTATTATTTAATAATTCAACTAGTTCTTGTTTTTTTAAATTACTGTATCCTTCTAGTCCTTTTTTTTTACATTCATTTTTTAATTCAGATACTTTTAATATATTATAGTTAGTTAATTCTTCAACACTAACTTTTTTAATAGTATTGTCATCATCATCATCATCTAATTCGTCTAAACTATCATTATCCTCATTATCCTCATTATTAACATTAAAACTTAATTCTACTAAATCTTTTTTATCAATTTCAACATTTTTTAATTCTTCTAAAGAAGATGATTTTAAAGTAACATTTTCAACTTCCATTTCTACTTTTTTTTCATTATCAGATTTATTATCAGATTCATTATCAGATTCATTATCAGATTCATTATCAGATTCATTATCAGAATCATCATCACTGACTTCTTCAGAATCATCATCACTGACTTCTTCAGAATCATCATCACTGACTTGCATTAAATTACGATTAACATAAGCATTAGAATTGTTATCATTAGATTGTTCTGTATTATGTTGTACTGATTCAGTCATAGTAAAATTTGGGTCATCTAAAGTTCCTTCAAAAGGTTCTTCGCTGTGACTTTGGATAAGTTGAAACATAGTTTCTAGTTTATTTTCAATTAAAGAAATACGTTGTTTAAACCAAAAAAACAAAGCAATGGTGGCAATACCCATTAAAGCAAAAGCAATAAGCAACATTCTAGATTCATCAAAAAACTGCATATTATTAATACTAATATATATAAATTTGTCTTTAATTAAACGAAATAGTAATTTATAATTTATTCATAATTTCAATAGCATTATTTATTACAGAATCAGGATATTCTAAATTTTTTAATATAGCAATACCGCCTTTAATTTTAGAAATTCCTTTAATAATTTTATAATAATATTTTGCATTATTATTTATAGTTTTAGTTTTCATATTATAATTTTTAATATTTTTATGTTTTCTAAATAATTTACATAATTTGATATAGTGAGTGGTTAAAATAAATTTAATATTTTTATTTTTGGATATATGATTTAAATAAGAATAAGCACTAGATATAGCTTCATAAGGATTAGTTCCTGAATATAATTCATCAAATACACAAAAATGTCTAGAATCAGGATTATTATCAATAATATCTAAAAATGATTTACATCTTCTAACTTCAGATTGAAATAAACTATCTCTAGAACAATTATCAGGTATATTAATATAACAATGTATATATTTATAGGGATTTAATTTACCACTAGTAAAATATCCATATCCAAATTGTTGGCTAAATATTAAATTAATAATAGTGCTTTTTAAAATAGTAGTTTTACCAGCAGCATTAGGTCCTGTAATAATAATATTATTTTTTAAATCAATATCATTTTTAATAGCATCATTATGTTTAATAATAGGATGATAAACATTTTTTAATTTGAATGTATCAGAATTAGTGTATGTAATAGGATTTATTGTAGATTTTAATAAGTTACGTCGTAATCCGAAAATATGATCAATATAAGCATTATATCCAAATGTATAATCAATTATATCAGCAAACTCTGTATCATTATTAATTTGATAGAAACATTTCATAACATTTCCAAAATGTAATAAATTATAAATACTGAAAGTGCTACTAGGTATGCAATTTATTTGTTCATAATGGTATTTAATTAAATCATATTTTTCTTCAAGTTCTTTAAGAAATGAGGAATATTCAGAATGTTGATTAATAACTTTTCTAAATTGATCAATATTTTCAATAGTATATTTTAAATATTTTTTTGTTTTGTTAAGTGAATTTATTATATATTTTGCATTATTATAAAAGTCACGACAAGCTAATACATTTAAATATAAATTATAAAAATACATAATTAATGTAAATAATATATATCCTTTTGTATTCCAGGAAACAGAATTCCATTCAAATAATAATTTACCGATAGGATTATTTCTTATAGTTATTTTTAGAGTATCAATATAATTACTAATAGTTATTTGACTACCAATAACTTTTAACATTAAAAAAGGAAGTAATAACATAAATATTGGAGCAACCAATTGCATAATTGGGCTAGAAATGTTTAATATACTTAATAAATGTAAAAAAGCAGGCCAATAATTAAGAAATTTAAGTCTTTGCCATTCTATATATTGAAATTTATTTTCAAAATCAGCTTTAAAAGTATCTAATTCTAACCATAAATTAGTCATATCATTAATACAGTCTTTATCAAAATCAACATTACATATATCTTCTACAATATATTGGGTTTGATTTAAAAAAGAGATATTATTAGTATAATAACCAATGATATTAGGAACAGAATGTTTTCCTACAATAGTAGTTGGGTCTAAATATTTATGATAAATGGTATTATTGTTGCTAATATCAATTAAATTATTGCTATTATCAGTATTATTGAATTTAACTAATTCGAGGTCATTAATTAAAGAATTATTTAATGTATTATGTTGAATATATTTAATAGGAATTTTGAATTGTTCATAGATTTTATCTTTATATGATTCCATTTAATAATATAAAGATAATTGAAATAGAAATGATACGAATTAAATATTTGTTAAATGATTAGTAAAGTCACTAGGCATTTCTTTAATAATTGTTTGATAATAATCTTGAAATTTTTGTAATCTATTGTGGTCTTGTCTTGTTTGAAAATTGATAGCAATACCTTTTCTACCCCATCTACCGGAACGTCCAATACGATGTAAATAGGTATGTTCATTTCTAGGTATATCAAAGTTAATAACAATACTGACTTGTTGGACATCTATACCTCTGGCAAATAGGTCAGAAGTTATAAGAACTCTACAAGAACCGTGTTTAAAATCATTATATATTTTTTTTCGTAATGAACCATCCATTTGACCGTGTATTTTTTCAACAGGAAATTCATCTGCTTTCATAGCTTCAGTTAAGTCGTCAACTCTATTAACACTATTACAATAAATTATAGCTTGACTTACAGATAATCCAGAAAATAAATCTTTAATGCATTCATATTTCATATTATCATCATCTAAATTGATATAATATTGTGCAATACCTTGTAATGTTAAATCTTCACTTTTAACTATTATTTTAGTTGGATTTTTCATAAAAGCATTGGTTAATTCGTGTAGTTCTTGAGGCATAGTAGCACTAAATAATCCAATTTGCATTTTATTAGGCATATACGAAAATATTTTGTACATTTGGTCTTTAAATCCAGACGATAACATTTCATCGGCCTCATCTAATACAATTAATTTAATATCATCGGTTTTTAAAATTTTTCGTTTAATAATATCGTGAACTCTACCGGGAGTTCCTACTACAATTTGAGGTTTTTTTTCATTAATATCTTGTTTATTTACATCAACAGGAATACCACCGACAGCACAAACAGTATTAATTTTTAAATATATAGATAATGAATTTATAACACTGTTAATTTGTCTAGCTAATTCATGGGTAGGAGCTAATATTAAAGCTTGTATAGTATCCTTGGTTTCATCAACTAATTGTAGAGTGGAAACAGTAAAAGCACCAGTTTTACCTGTTCCAGATTGAGCTTGAGCTATAATATCTCTAGACCTTATACCATATTTTGATTTATATAATGATTTTGTCATAGGATAAACTGCTTTTTGTTGAATAGAACTAGGTTTTTCAAATCCGTGGGCATATATAGCACGTAAAAGCTTATCTTTTAAATCTAATTTTGTATCTTCCCAATTAGTGATAGTATAATTGGGTATATAATCGTTATTAACTTCTTTATCTTCAGTAATAGAGGACATATTATATAATTAATAATTTATTATTTAAGTTCATTTCAATTTTAATTTTATGAAGCATTAAATATATTTTAAAATTGATATAAAAATATTAATAGAAGTAATTATAGATATGAGTCAAAGAGTATATACATTAAACGATTTTAATACTATAGAAAATACATATAATATATTGGAATTTGATAAGAAAATTATAAATATTATAAATGATTTAGCTAGTAAGGTAGGTGCGCCAAATTATAGCAAGACACCTATATTTAAAAAGAAAAGACAAAAGAATTATACAAATTGGGAATCTTTGAGAAATTTTAAAAAAACAGAATTAAATAAAAATAATGAATGTGAGTATGATAAACAGATAAGTGATTATAGAATGAAATTTAATAAATTAACGGAATCAAATTATAATGAATTATCAAAACAAATCATTTTATCTATAAAAGAATATTATAATAAAGTAAATAATGATGATATATTATTAGAAAAAATAGCAAAAACATTATTTGAAATAGGATGTTTAAATAGTTTTTGGTCAAAGTTATATGCAAAATTCTTTCAAGATATGATAAAGGAATTTCCAGATGTAAAAAATATATGTATAATCAATTTTAATAATTTCTTATCATTGTTTGAAAATATAGAATTTATCGATATAAATGATACAAATTATGATTTATTTTGTGAGAACAATAAAAAAAATGAAAAAAGAAGAGCAATGAGTAGTTTCTTCATAAATTTAACTAATTATAAAGTTATAGATAAAATATATATTTACAATCTATTATTTAAATTATTAAACGATTTAGATAACAATAAAAATAATAAAGATATGCTTCAAGTAAATGAAGAAATTATAGAAAATATATTTATAATGGTAAAAAATGGTAATGAAATATTAAAAGAATCACCAGATAAATGGGAACAAATAACAAATCATATAGTGCTTTTAAGTAAAATGAAAATGATAGATAATAATGGTATTAGTAGAAAATTATCTTTTAAATGTATGGATTTATTAGAAGAACTAGAAGAATAAATTAAATGATATAAATATAATAGATTTAATATTAATAATGAATATTGATATTAAAAATGTCAAACCATATAACGAAATAATTGAATATAAGGATATTATTAAATGTGTAGAAGAAAGAGAAGAGAAAAATACAAATGATAAAGAACATACTATATTTGATTATGACGATGAAGATTACTTAAATAATTTTTTTTTGTTACAACAAGATTATATGGATAATTATAGAAGAAAAGATTTAGATAGAATAGCCGATTATTATAATATTTCAAAAAGAAAGAAAAAAAAAGAAGAATTGGTGCAAGATATAATAGTATTTGAACAAGATGTATTTAATGAAGAAATAGTAGAACAAAGAAAATTATTATGGTATTATTTACAAGAATTAATGAATGATAATTACTTAAAAAAATATATTATATTAGATTAAATGGTTAAATCAAAGTTATCAAATAAAATTTTTTATGATGAAAATAATTGGATAGAAGAAGAAGATGAGGGAAAGAAAACTACAATGTTTAAAATTAATTTAAAAGATGTTGATGTAGTAATAGCTTTAGGTGAAATATCAAAAAAATGGAAAAATTATAATGTATATTATTGGCCAGTATATTTAATTATAAGCGAAGATGACATTAAACAAATAGGAATATATGAAATACCAGCAAATGAAAAAGATTATTATATGGATGATGATGGTGATTTAAATATATCATATGTTCCTGGTCCTTTATTATTTAAATCAGTAACAAAAGGATATTTGAAAAAATTATTAAAAAATAAAAAATTAATAGAAGATTATGGAGAAGACGAAGAAGAAGTAAAAAATGATAGTGAAGATGAAAAAGATAATGAAGAAATAGAATCATCATCTAAAAATATTTTTCAAGAATTGAAATCAGAAGAAGACGATGATAAAGAATATGCCGATTTAGAAAATGATAAAAAAGACAAAAAAATTAGAAATGAATGGATACAGTCTTCAGACCATAGACCAATAAATATATTTTTTAAAAATTCTTACTATGACATACAACCTAATCCTGGTAGTGGAGATTGTTTATTTTGTACTATATCACAAGCATTGAAAACAATTGGTATTAATTTAGAAATTTCCACGATGAGAAAAAAGTTAGCTGAAACTTTAACTATAGAGCAATTTAATAATTATAAAGAATTATATACATCTATAAATAATAATTATAAACAAGAAGTATTAGAATACAAAAAGTTAGCTACAGAAGGAAAAGAAAAAACAAAACAATATAAAAAATTAAAATGTGATTTACAAAGTGGTAAATATGATCATGTAGATGTAAAGCCTAGTGATAAAAAAGATATAGTAGACAAATGTAGTGATTTAAAAAAAACATTAATATCACTTTCAAAAGAAATAAATAAAAAGATACAAGAAGTAAGAAATACTGAAAAAAATAAAAAAGATGTTGAATGGTTAAAAGATATTGAAAATATACAAGATTTAAAATCTAAAATAAAAACAAATGAGTTTTGGGCAGACGAGAATGCAATAAGTAATTTAGAAAATATATATAATATAAAATTAATCATATTAACAAAAAATTATTATAAAGATGATTTGAATAAAAATAGAGTTCTTAATTGTGGTACAGTTATTAATGAAAATATAATAAAAAATAATAAATTTAAACCAAAGTATTATATATTGATAGAATATGATAATGAATTACAACATTATGAATTAATAAAATATAAAATAGAACAAAAATGGTATTCTATCTTTAGATTTCATGAGCTACCATATTCAATTAAAGAATTAATAAAAGATAAATGTATGAATAATTCAGGTAAATCTATATTTAATTATATACCAAAATTTAAAAAATATATAGGTGAAAAAGTTATTGATAAATGATTATAAATATATTATAAAAACAATATTTATAATATATATATGTTAAATAAAGATACTATAAAATTAATAGATTACTTTATACACGATTATAAATATAATGTAGAATTGAAAAATAATAATAATAATTTATTTGAACAAATATATCATCAATTAAATACTTTGGATAATATAAATTTCAAAACTAATTTATTAGTTGAATCATATAAATCATTTGATTTATTATCGTCTAGTTTTATACCCAAACATATAAAAATGGAAATAAATAAAACAAAAAAAATATATACATATAAATGTGACATTAATAATTCTAATACAAAAATATATATTAAATTTTATGTATCTGAATATTCAAAAATTACTATTACAAAGCAAAAAAAATGTTAAAAAAAATATTATTGTTACTTAATTTTTTATATTTATATAAATCTAATAATACTATTAATAATTTGACTATTCATATTCATATGAGTAAACATAAAAAATTTTTACCAAAAAATAATACAGAAATATTGAATCAAAATAATGTTAATACAGCAGTTACATATGCTTGTGCAAAAGAAGGCGAATGTATAATATATAGAAAAGAAGAATGGTTTAAGGTATTAATACATGAATTGATGCATTCCTTGTGTCTAGATTTTTCATCTTCAAATTATAATTCATTAAAGAAAAAAATACATAGTATATTTCCAGTTAATAGCACATTTTACATATCTGAAACATATGCCGAATTTTGGGCTACTATACTTAATTGTATATTTACATCTTATTATTCAACTGATAATTATCACTTATTTTATAAAACGATAAATTTTATGTTATACTTTGAAATATTATTTTCAATGTTTCAAATGATAAAAATATTAGATTATATGAATATTTATGATTATAATAATTTATATGAAAATACATCAAAAGCTGAATCATTCAGAAAATTTTACAAAGAAAAATCAAATGTATTTTCTTATTATATATTAAAATTCATATTATTGTATAATATAGACGATACTTTTATTTGGATATATAGAAATAATAACATTATCCAATTTAATAAAAATCAACAAAATTTTAATGATTTGTATGAATTAATTAATATATTAAAATCTAATCCTTCTATGATTGAAGATATAAATAAGATGAAAACAAAGTATTATGATTTAAAGAAAAAATATAGAAATGATAAATTTGTACTTAATACAATGCGTATGTCATTATTTGAATTATAAAATTGATTTATTTTTAATTAATAAAAAATTTTATTAACTATATGGGTATTAAACAGTTAAATAAACTATGTATTAAATATTGTAGAAAAAAAACTAAATCCATATATAAAATACATTTATCTGAATTATATGGTAAGAAAATTTGTATAGATACTATGATTTATCTATATAAATTTATAACAACTGAACAATTATTAGAAAATATGTTTAAATTATGTACTTTATTTAAAAAATATAATATTACACCAATATTTATATTTGATGGCAAGGCACCCATAGAAAAAAGAAAAGAATTAGATAATAGAAGAAAGAAAAAAATAGAAGCAAAATTGGAATATGATCATTTAATAAAAAGTAAACCAATATGTGAAATGAATGAACAGGAACTTGAAAAATTATCTTATCTTAAACGTAATTTTATTAATATTACTTGGGAAAATATAGAAGATATTAAATTATTATTAACCTATTATGGTATGAATTATATTATAGCTGATGGTGAAGCAGATAAATTATGTGCTAAATTAGTCAATACAAAAAAAGTATATGCGTGTATGAGTGATGATATGGATTTATTAGCATATGGAACATACAGAGTATTGAGAGACTTTGATATTAATAAACAAACAGTGGTTATTTACAATCTTAATAGTATTTTATATCAATTAAATATGAATATATATAATTTTAAATGGTTGTGTATATTGGCTGGCACAGATTATAATGATAATGAAAATAATATATTTTATTATTATAAACTTTATTTAAGAAATAAATTGTATATTCATGACACAAATGTATATTTATGGTTATTACATAATAATATTATAAAAGATGATAAATTATATAATATATATGATATGTTTGATTTGAATAACTTTGATATACCTTTTAAAACCATTCCGTTAAAATATAATAAAGTTGATAAAATTAAATTGTTCAATTTATTAGAAAAAGAATACTTTTTGAATCCGTTGTCTGTCAAATAAGTATTTGAATGTTTGGTTTTTTTAAAAAAAAATATATTATTAAATTAATATATTTTATTTATTTATTATTATTTAAGCTTTTTGAGCAGTTGATTGCTTTTCAAAATGAGGACTCATATAACGTTGTAGGTTAAAATAAGTCAAATTATCCTTGCTAGTCAACTTCAATAGTTTCTTTAGTTTGGCATCAGCAATAATATGACGACCATTTTTTGGGTCTTGAAGTTTGTGTTCACGAATGTAGTTATTAATTTCTCTTGTCACTTCAGTTCTTGCCATTTCAGTGCCTTTTGGTTTATTCAAAAAGTTTGCCAATTCAGTGCTAATTCTAGTTGGCTTTACAAATCCACTAGGTGCTCTGTTTCCTGATTTTCTCTTTTTCTTTCCAACCTTTTGGGCTTGTTTCAATTCACGTTCTGCTTTCTTGGACAATACTCTTACTTGAGTAGTAACTGTAGTCAATTGACTTCTCAAAGTTTGTAGTTGTGCCAACAATTGTTGGAATTGTTCTGATAGACCTGGTGCGGCTGGTGCAGCTGGTGCTGCTACTGATTGAGTAGATGGTGCTACTGGTGCAGCTGGTGCTGCGACGGTTTTTTTAGCTTTAGAGCTTTTTGTGCTTTTAGATACTTTTTTTGCTTTTGGCATCTTATGATTTACTTTAATAAATTCTTTTTAAGTTCATTTTCATATTTATTTATTTAGTTTAAAAATATTCTTACGCCAAATCATCTAAATAAATAAATTTATTAATTATTTTCATTATTTTCATTATTTACTTGTAAATTAAATGTTTCATATAACCAAGGCAATGATGCTGCTGCATCCACGTTTACTATTGTTAATGCTCCTAAAACATAATATGCTCCTATTTTTCTTGAATCTTCATCCACTCCCTTTGTTATTAATTGTTCTATCATTAACAATACTTTTTTTTTTAATAAAGTTAATGAATAATTTCCTAAATGATGACCCGATATATTTATACCTAATACACCGTTTGGTGGTAATATTTTTATTTTTTGAGATTGCGGTAATTGTGCTCTATATCTCCATATATCATCTAATTCTCTTATAAATCTATATAATCTTAATCTTGATAATGTAGTAAACCAATTACAATCTGTTATAAACCCTAAATCATCTATTTTTTGAAATATTTCTACTATTTTCATTTTCAGTTTTTCCTTTACTGACAACTCTTTTGGTTCTTGAGATAATTCTATTACTATGTTTCTATTTAGTGCTCTTCCTATTTTTATCATTCTTTCTATATCATTAAATGTTTTTGATGGTATTTTATCTCTTGTATATGGGTTTGTTACTTCATTTCTTGATCTACTATTCATTACTAAATTCCATATTGATTTTATATTAAATCCCCATATATTTCCATTTCCATCCTTGTAACTAAAAAATTGGTCAAAATCTATTTTTTTTATTTCTTTTAGTGTTAAAAAATCTGTTGAATTTACAGTCTCTTTTTTCAATCCTTCCCCCTTTAATTTTATATATTTATTTGTCATATATTTTCTATACATACTTTGTATTTTTCTTGTGTAAAATGAAAATTTTAAATAATTATATAATCTAAAAACTTTTTCATTCTTATTTCCTGATATTTTTAATTTATAATGTCGTAATATTCTTTTTAATTGTGAGCAATTATAATTTATATTCACTAATTTTATATAATGTTCCATTCTAGGAATTATAAACTCATTTTCTGATATTTTCTTTTTTCTAGAAAATTTACTATCAGGCACTTTTTCTTTCAATACATTTTTTAATAAATATGATTTTGGTGAAATTGAGTTCATCTTTTTTTTCTTTGTTGTTATCATCTTTGAAATATAATAATAAATTTTTTTTATGTAACTTTTATTATTTTATTACTTAAACCTAAATAAAATATTTATATATATGAATTTACTATACCTATTTGGTATGTTATCTGCGTTACCTTCTATTATTAATTCTATGACAATTAATTGCGATAGTTACAAAAATTTATGGTCTATCAATAATGACATTAATGGGAAAACTATCTCTAGTGTTCAAATATTTATGTGTATTAATGACCCATATAATATTTATGACAAAAATAACAAGGTTAATACCAACACAAATATTATTTCTAATTCTATTATTGAAAATAATTATTCTTCACCAAATATAACAAATATTATTGAAAATATTACTACTACTCTTCAACCTACCACTACTACCGTTCAACCTACTACTACCATTCAACCTACTACTACCGTTCAACCTACCACTACTACAGAACAACCTACTACTACCGTTCAACCTACTACTTCCATTCAACCTACTACTACCGTTCAACCTACTACTACTACTACTACTACAAAATATATTAATAATATTGATAAAAATATATCATCATTACAATATTATAGCAAAGATAATCCTAATTTAAATAATGATACAAATACAAATAATAATATACATACTATATTAATTGTAATTGTTGCTATATTAAGCACCTGTTTATTAACTGTCTTTTCTTATATTTTATATATTAAAAATCTATGTAAGTGTAAAAAAACTAAAAAAGATATTAGTGTTACACCAAAAAATAAAAAAGATATTGAAAATAATATTACTGAAAAAAAAGCACCAAAAATTAAATCAAAGGTTAATATGGTTATTAATACAAATAGAGTAAATAATAAAGTATTGACTCCAAATCATAAAGCGATAATGGGATATGATAAAAATAATAATAAAAATGAGTGGTATCAAAATACATTCAAGGATGAGTTGCATATATTAAATAATAATGATTCACATCCTCCTCCCCCATACAATGTTCCCCCGTTAATAGAACCACCTAATGTAAAAATAAAACATCATAATAATATTGAAAAACATAAAAATCGTAATCAAAAAAGAAAAGTTCAACCTGGTATACAAAATCGTGTGAATAAATTTAATAATAATACTAATCATAATATTAATTATAATGGTAAACATTATTAGATAATTTGTACAAAGAGTGCTTTGTACATATTAATAAATCCTTATATATTTAAAAAATTGATTTAAAAAAAAGTTGTTTTATTAAACTTATAGTGAAGTATGAGTAAATTTGCATTTCAAAAAGCTAAATCTTTTAATCCTGACGATGTTCGTTACAAACCAGTGAAGACTAATTCACGTGGTGGTAAAGACATTGGATTTCAATTGAATGGACGTGATCTTGTATTACAGATTCCATTGACATTGACTTATGGTTGTAATGAACGAATCGATGAATCTAGTGGCAGACATTCATACGATTTGGCATTGCAATTTCAACCTGATAAGTATCCAGCACAACGTGCGTGGTTGGAATCGATGAAAGCATTTCAAGAAAAATTGGTTAATGATTGTGTTACTAATAGTAAGGAATGGTTTGGTAAGAGCAAAATGACTAAAGAAGTAGTAGAAGCTCTTATGTATCCAGTGTTGAAATATCCTAAAGTCAAGAATCCTGATGGAACATATGGCGAAGAAGATTATTCGCGTGCACCAACACTTAAAGTTAAAGTTCCATTTTGGGAAGGTGATTTTAATTGTGAATTGTATGATATGAATAGCCAGTTGCTATATAAACCTAAATCGGATGACAACTCTGGAACACCTCACGATTTGATTACTAAAGGCGCACACCTTAAGGGTCTAATCAAGTGTAATGGTTTTTGGATGGCGGGTGGTAAATGTGGTATCACGTGGAAATTACTACAAGCTTGTGTTCAACCGCAATTTCGTCTAGTTGGTTCTGGTCAATGTATGATTGAGGAGGATAGTGATGATGATGATGTATTGGAATCATTGAAACAAAGTAGTGAAAAAGAAAAAGAAAAGGAAGATGTTCCAGCATATGGTGAAGAAGAGGAAGAAGAAGAAGATAATGATAGTGGTCCACATTTTGACAATGATGATGAAGAGGATGAGGAAGAAGAAGAAGTAGTGGAAGCACCTAAACCTAAAGTTGTTAAGAAAAAGAAGAAAGTTGTTAAGAAGAAGAAGGTAAAAAATTAATTTAAAAAAAACTACTTAAATAAATATATATATTAACTATAGTAATAGAAAATTTTTCTATTATGCTCGAATAGCTCAGTTGGTTAGAGCGCACGACTGTTAATCGTGAGGTCACAGGTTCGATCCCTGTTTTGAGCGGAGGTGAAAAGAAGAGATGGACTTATAAAAACATATTAAGATTACTAACAGCATAACTAAATCATGCATATAAGCCGGAGGTCGATGGATCGAAACCATCTAGTCAATTATGACTATAGTTCAGGGGAAGAACACCGTAGATTAATGTAATCTGTAACATCCACCCGGATATAGCTCAGTTGGTAGAGCGATTGACTGTAGATCAATTGGTCGTGTGTTCAATTCACACTGTCCGGATCTGACTTGGATTTGAAAAAATCCCGTTGATAAGTCAAATTAAGACTAGAAACAGCAAGTATTTCTCGAGCTAAATATAAAGTCATTTCTCTCTAATTTATCGTAGATTTATTAGACTGTTGGGTAGGGGTTGAGTAATGCAGATGGAGGTAAGGGTTTATCATATTAATTGTCCCTGAACAAACATATTAACACTAGTCTGTATCATTTGCCCGTCTAGCTCAGTTGGTAGAGCGCAAGCCTTTTAAGCTTGTGGTCGTGGGTTCGAGCCCCACGGTGGGCAAAGCGACGTGGCGCAGCGGTTAGCGTGTCTGGCTCATAACCAGAAGGTCGGTGGTTCGATCCCACTCGTCGCTATTATAAATTTTTTTATAATAAATAATATTCAAATACTTAATACTATTTATTTTTTAGATTTACTTCTTTTTTTGGTTTTATTTTTTCTTCTTTTTCTTCGTTTTTTGCTTTTTCTACTTTTTGATTTTCTTTTTCCTCCTCCACCTATAGTCACTGCTGCATCGCCTATATATTTTGGAAACTCTTTTTTAAATGTATCTAGGTTTATTTTTACTTCTTGAATATTATCCTTGTTCAAATCCTTTTCTAAATCTTTATCATTAATTTTTCCTCCATCTTCAATTAAATATTTAACTGGAAGAGATTGAAATTTCAATGTATCATTTTGTTTTACCATAACTGAAACAATTTGTGGTGGTTGCTTATCTGTTCGTATTGCAATTACATCATTGAATCCATCATCATTATTAGTTTCAGATTCTAATATAATGACATTTTTACCAAAAGCGACCTCTGTTAATAAATTTTCTTCATATGTAGTTTCCTTATTTACTACCTTTGTTATTTTGGAGAATAAATCATAATAATCTTTCTTGTTTCCTTGTTTAGTTTTCTCAAATGCATTTTTTATTTTATCTACTTCTATTTCTTTATCGTCTGCTAGAAATTTTTGCACTGATGCAAGGTCTATTTTACCTACATTCTTTTCATCTCCCTTTTTAACCTCCATAGCTTCTTTTACACCTTCAACCACCTTATTTTTTTTATCTTCTTGTAAGTCTGTTTTTTCTTCACCTTTTTGCTCATTATCTTTTGCTGCTTTTGCTGCTTCTCCTGCTTCTCCTGCTTCTCCTG